CAGAAGGTTCCAACCTTACTGCCATTTGTATAAATGGGAGTAGGGTTTTTTATGTGGTGTGTACGGTGTACGGGCTTACAGGCTGGGTAAGGGCAGGGCTATGGTGGTGAACGTACAGTACAGGGCAACACAGTAAGCCTAACGGTTAATAAAAACCTTGAGGTTACCGCTAGGTTCTGGTATAACGTTTGCTATGGGTCAGTTCACAAAGATGTACAATGCAAGATGGAGAAGGTGTCGTAAGCAATATCTTATGAGACACCCTTTCTGTGTATACTGTAATGGCATGGCGAACGTGGTAGACCACAAGGTTCCGCATGACGGGAACTACACGTTATTCTGGGATGAATTGAATTGGCAGGCAGTGTGTGATACATGTCACAACAGTGTGTGTGCAAAAAAAGATAATGGAATTGAAGTGAAGAAGATTAATAACGATGGTAGTCCCGAAGGTGAGGGGTGGGTGTGACACGAGGGGGGATGATATGTGGGTAATACGTGCTCGCAGATTGACCGAAGGGGGCAGCTCATTTTTTTAGTTCTTGTTAATGAAGGTGGCGTGCTATCACACACACGACACGTATAAGATAACAAATAGAAAACATACCGTTTGAAGTTACACACATACGGTCTATAACGCGATAAATAATTATTCAGGGGAGTACCATGGAAACACGTAAAACGTTAAGTAACAGCGTACAGGGCGAGATAGACGCGGCACAGGCAGAGGACTATATCCTGCCACTACCGCAAGGGGTTAACCTATGCACAGAGGAGGAGTTGATACTGTGGGTGCAGTACACAGGCGCACGAGCACCGGACGCGTGGCGTGAACTAGAACTGCTGATGGTTGGCAGACTGGTTAAAATTGAAATGCACCTTCGTGAACTTGAAGCGTTGATAGAAGAAGAAGGTTACTTCGTTACGAATCAGCGCGGTACACAAATCGCGAACCCATCCGTTGCCGTGCAGGCTAGTTATCAACGCCAACAACTGTCAATCCTATCATCACTATCACTTGGTGTGTCCAGTGAGAAAGCCGTTACGTTAAACGGTACTGGCAAGAAAGCCAAGAAAAAGGAAGATGACACAACCAATAAAAAGAAAGCGAAGGTATCATTGCTCGCAGTGTAAGTTATGAAAGACAAGTTACCGAAAGTTATTTTAGATGCCATCAAGTGTGGCGACGTTCCGAACATACGTTCAATGGAAGACATACTTGAAGACCCTCAAACGAAGGGTGAGTTGGTTGTGGCGTTCGCCGCTACGCACTTGTGTGTACCTGAAGGCATGTTAGTTGGTCAACCGTTGGTGTTAGATATCTTTCAGGTGGCATTTATCATTTGTTTATTTGATAACCCGCACGGCACTTCGTATGCTTACTTATCAATCGCACGAAGGAACGGTAAGACATTCCTTGTTGCCGTTATACTGTTGGCGTTTATCATCGGACCACTTGCAGAACTGAACAGCACTATTGCATCAGCGGCGATGTCCCGTGACCAAGCAGCGTTATCATTTGCCCTCATGCATAAAATACTTTTGTTATCACCTGACGTTAAGAGTTTATACAAAGCAGTACCTTCAAAGAAACAAATATTCGGGTTGAAAAAGAACGTTGAGTTTGTTGCACTGGCGTCTGATGCAAAAACAGGTTTCGGTAAATCGTTAAGAGTGTTGTTACTTGATGAAGCGGGTCAGATAAAAGGTCCGACCAGTGACTTCGTAGACATGCTTACAACCTCGCAGGGTAGTTATGACGACTCACTCATGATTACAATTTCAACACAGTCACCAAGTGATGTTGATTTCCTTTCTGTTATGTTAGACCAAGCGGAGATGTCACAAGACCCGCATACAATCAGTCACGTGTATGCGGCGCCTGAAGGTTGTGACCTTACCGATGAAGCGGCATGGCGTGCATCAAATCCCGGCATGGGCAAATTTCGTAGTGAAGGGGACTTACGAAAGCAGGTTCAACTTGCTGTTGCTATACCCGCTAAAGAAGCCGGCGTGCGTAACCTGTTATTGAATCAGCGTATTGCACAAGAAGCACTTTATCTATCACCGCAAGTGTGGAAACGTAACGCAGCGAAACCAGACCTGCTTGTGTTTCAAGATAATTATGTTGTGGCAGGGTTGGACTTGTCTAAACGAAATGATTTAACGGCGTGTGTTATTGCCACAAAAGATAAACAAGGGTTCGTCCATACAATCCCGTTTGTGTTTTGCCCTACACACGGCATTGAAGAAAGAAGTAAACGTGACAGGGCGCCTTACGTTACGTGGGTGCAGCAAGGAACGTTGATACCTCTTGGTGGTGAGACTATGGACTACGACCAGATTGCCGAGTACTTACGTGTCACTTTGAAAACATTAAACATTGAAGTTGATGAAGTACACTTTGACAGGTGGAAGATAGAAGACTTTGAGTCGGCGTGCTTACGTGTTGGTGCTTTTGATGGTTCTGAGTTTGTAGAAGTTGGGCAGGGCTTTAAAGATTTCGGACCTCGTACCGAATGTTTACTCAATCATATGTTGGAGGGTAAAATAAAACACGGCAGTCATCCACTTCTTACAATGTCAGCTTCCAACGCTATTGCTATCAGTGACCCTGCTGGCAGTATTAAATTAGATAAGAGTAAGTCAACACAACGCATTGACCCCCTTGTGGCAATGGTGATGGCAACCTATCCCCTGTTGGACGGTGAGAGCGACCCGAATCAAGATGTGGCGCACTGGATAGGTTAGTTGTTGATTTATAAGGGAAAATTTAATTTTGTAAAAGGGTTGTTTTTTGGGTTTACCTGTGGTTAACTACCGCTATAACTGGTTACCTTTGGAATACTTTGATGTCACGTAACAGACCACCTAAACACGTTCGTGATGAAGAGAAGAAGAAACGCGAACAAGGTAAGCCACCCGTAAAACGTTAGTCACAACTTAATTATCAAGCGACGGTTTGCCGGCTTAGAGGACAATAATATGTCAGAATCTAAAGCATGGTCAAAATTCAACGTCAAATCCGTTAACGAAGAGAAGCGTACCATCACAGGTATTGCTTCCACCATCACCCCAGACCGTGACCAAGATATCATGCACCCTGAAGGTGCTAAATTTTCACTTCCCTTCCCGTTCTTACACCAACACAATCACAACGAACCTATCGGTCACGTCATTGACGCCAAGACAACTAACAGTGATATTGAAATCACCGTTCAGATTGCTAAAGATAGCGGGCTTGAATATGTTGAAGATGCTTGGAAGAAACTTAAATCCAAATTACTCGGCGGGTTGTCCATCGGGTTCCGTGGTTTAAAGACTGCCCGCATTGAAGGCACTGACTGGGGTCGTGAATATTTTGAGTGGGACTTGTTTGAAGTGTCCGCTGTCACCGTACCTGCAAATGCAGAATGTACAATCACCTCAATAAAGAATTTTGATACTGCCAACACGCCAGACCACTTGGTTGAACGCGAGTTGGAAGTTGATGATAGTAAGAAAACAGTAGCAGCCGCTATTGCGCGTATTACCGTAGCAACAAAAACATAACTTTTAACTTTTAATATAGGAGTTTTCAAATGAAAACACTAGCACAACGTATTGAAGCGGCGCAGGAACAACTGTTAGGTTTCAAAGACAAATTAGTCGAGCAGGAAAAACTGCTTGATTCCGACGAAGAAGGTGTTGCCGAAGGTGCAATGCTCGTCATCAAAGAACTGGCCGACAGCGTGGACTCAAGCACTGAAGCATTGAACGTGTTGAAGCGTGCTGAATCTGCATTGTCATCTAAATCAATTCCGGTTGCGGTTGCTGGTTCACCTGCAATCATCCCTGCTGCACACCTTGGCAGTGGTGAGAAGAACCCAGCAGACCTGCTTGTTAGTTCTGCAGCATGTACAATGGAAGCGTATCTTAAGCGTGTACCTGTTGAACAGGTTATGGAAGAGCGTTACGCTGACAATGATGCTGTTAAAGCAGTCATGGGTCACGTTAACAAGTCAGCACAAAATCCTGCCATGACTAACGTCGCTGGTTGGGCTGCTGAACTGACACGTGAATCTTACGGTGCTTTTATGGAACTGTTACAGGCTGAGTCTGTTGTTCCTCAATTGCCACTTGAGCGTCACGACTTTGGTAACAGCACAAAAATTACTTTGCCATCACGCAAAGCCACACCGAAAGACCCCAACCTTGCAGCAGCGTTCCGTGCTGAAGGCGACCCGATCCGTGTTGGTGCTGCTACAACTGGTAAAGCAGTTCTTACTCCTAAGTCAATGGCTGTCATCGGCACATTCACAATGGAACTTTTCAAA